AAAAAAAAACCCTGAAAAAAAATTTATCTAACAGACGTCTTCTAGGACGTCTTGCTGGTTATGTACAAGACTGTGTCAAGACGGGGCGTACACACTGGTGTCTAAGCAAGTACCGAGTTGGCACGCATGGATAAGAAGCTGTGTTACCTGGGAGATACTCAAATCGATCTCGTAGCTGCCTCCCAGGTGGCTGTCCTCAGAGGAGACTCCAGCCTAAGGCAATGGGTGAAGGACAATAACCCATGTGAGACACTATTCGACAAGTGGGGATTGGAGACGGAAGCCTCAAGGGCAGCCGTTGCTCAGAGGGAGCTCGATGAGGATTACAATTACCCAGACGACATGTCACCCACCTTTGTACATAACAGAAAGATGTACAATGCTCTCTGTAGAAACGCCGACACTCATGATCTGAATGCAATCATCAGGAAGCCCAAGCTCAATCATAGGCTGATGTCACTGGCTCACAACTGAACCACAGGCAACACAGCGATGGGGCATTTCATCTCACATATCATCTTGGATGAGGTTAACTTCAAGACTGGATGCATACCCAACCACAATACAACGCACGCCATCGTGGATAGTTTCCTACAACTTACTGGTGTCTCAAATTGCGTTTCTAGGAACTGGGTCCTGCGAGCAATGGCCATGAATTCATCCCTAGGTGATCTTTCCTTGGGTGCTGAAAGAGCCACTCTTGCCTACCAACTAGTTGAGTTTTGGTTCAAAGCAACGAAGGATGGGCGATTCGGGAATCTCTTGGCCAACATGGAACGTTCCAATTCTACAGACTTCAGTGAAGTGGATATAGACGACCATGCTCTACCAGACTTCGGTTACCTACCTGGAAGAACATACGCAGACAAGTCAATCAGATGCTGGAAGTTTGGTTCCAAACTATACATCATTGTTTCTACTAGGGGGTATAGGTACAAATACCTGCTCGGGCGAGATCATGTGATAAATCTGATAGACAGGCTCAAGTCTACAGCGAATGTAAGAACCTTCATGAAGGTTTACAGGACCACAGGTATCAACGATGAGAAACCATTGGACATAAGTAGGGCTGAGTCAGAGATCGAGCATTATATGGGAACAAGAATCTGAGAGGCGTACACAGAGGAGGACACCAAAGTGCCGAAATCTATGAAGCAAGTTCTTGCTATCCTTGAAAACGATTACCACATGCACGATATCCCGGCCGGACTAGATACTGGGGAGGACCGCAGGAGGGAGAAGCTGGTAGAGGGGTTAGAGGAGGTATGCAAGAATGCGAACGCGCTAGTGGAGTTTTTTAAGGACCTGGGCACGTATGACAGAATTGTCCTGGATCTATCTGATATATTTCATTATCTGCCCACCCTGGATAGAGATATAATCACTACGCTGAAGGTCACCAGGGAGAAAATGACAGAGGAGAGATCCACGGACCCTAAAGCAGAGAGGGATTTTGTTGGATTCTGCGAGATCTACGACCTACTAATCACTGCATCTAAGGAACATTCTATCCCCAACTATGAGTGCAATGAGGAGAAGGAGGCCGAGGTTAGGGCTGCGATCGAGTCTGCTATAAAATGTGGACCAGGTAACCCACCTGAGTTCTTGTGGGGAGCTGCGCGCCTGAAGAAGCATTTTCCCTATGTGAACACTGCGGATAAGGCGTTTATTCAAGCGAAGGACGTGACCAGGGTGCCTGCAAGATGTGAAGAGCACGCAAACCCCGGAGGGACGGCATTCAGGAGAAACGTAGCTTCGAATGAACTGCTTTTCAGTTTATTTCAAGGAGACGACTGTGGGAGCGGTGTCAAAATGTCGAAGTAGAAGGAGCTATTTTCTGCCAACATGGTAAGGAGTGATAACATAGTGGATTTAGCAACCAAAGCTGAGAGCACAAAAAACGCAGCAACATCATGCAAGACTCTCTCACTCAACGGGCCGAGCAGGAGGATGCTTAGCGAAATGGACTTGAGTAATCCCGTGCTGACGAATCACCTGGGGAATATTGCGATGGGAGCGAGTAGATCAGATATGGACCTTGCCTTCAGGACTTTCCTGTCAAAGTCGTCAGAGGTTGGGTCATGCCTCTTTATTAGTATAGACGTGAAAGGGTGGAGTCCCGGGGCATCTAGGCCCTTCTTCCTTAAGCACCACAATACTCTTCAGGGTTATACTCAGGCAGACCATGGTATATCGTTTTCAAAGGTGTGGGATAAGCTTAGATTTGTCTGTAGGAGAGACAGCTTGAACGTGGCTATGAATAAAGATGAGGGCATGGTCCAAGGGTGAACGGGAGGCTATGATTGCATCATAAACAGCCATGTCCTCTTGTATATAACTGTTAAACTCAGGAAGAAGGGAATTCTAACAGCAAGTGAGGGTTATAAAGGAAAAGTGATGATTGATGATGCGTTGTTTTGTTTCTTTTTCTTGAGAAAGGCGACTCAGGAGGAGAAAGAAATGAAGTGTTCCCTCATAGAAGTTGCCATTACTAAGGCTTACGCAGAATTAGGACTAATTATAGCCAAGGACAAGACGATCATATCCACAATCAACTTCACGTTTCTGAACAGATTCTTTTCCAAGGGAGCAGAAGTGGTGAAGCCCATCCGTACTATGATGAAAGTTTGCACGTCATCCGATAGGATGATTGTAACTTTCCAGAGCCAAATCCGAGACATAACCGGATCGATCAGGGGTGCAATAGAGAAAGGGGCAGACCCAATGCTGATGTATGTAATGGCACTCCGCTTAGCTGTCAGTACAGCCTTGCAGTGGGATCCGAACTTCGCAAAGAGTAATATCATCAGCCTAGTCCCCGAGGTAATCGCTCCCTCGTATCTGGGGGGGTGGGGATTTCCAGCTTTCAGCAATTTCATTACAAAGGAGAAAACAGACCCTATGCTCCTGGTGAACATGTTCGTGCAGGGATTGGCTGAGATTGACGAGGCTGCAGAGTCGTTTGAGGAGATCAAGTCAGTGATAGGTGCAGTCTACTTAGCGCAATTCAGAAACCTGAACGTGTATAGCTTCATGTCCAACCCAACAATACCTACGTACCAAGGTGTTGACGATCTGACCTCCAGCTTGAGGTGATTCTCTGAAATATGGTAAAGTGTGGTAACTTCTGTGAAGAGATGGTCAACGCGGCTCTTGTGGACTCCAGCACCGAGGTAGCAGACGCAATATGGGAGATAGTCAGGTCCTGCACGTGGGATCCAGCCATACTTGAGTCCATGGGAACTATGAGGCCATTCGCGAGCCAGATGAAGTTATTGGTGAAATTAATGGAATGCGAATCCTGTAGGAAACTACTCAGTACCCTTCAACTCTCGAGGTGCAGAAGATATGCAAGAATTCATAGCAAGACATCCGTTTCCTCTGTCTTAGCCAGATGTGCAGTACAATATTCGGACAGCAGCGTAGGTAGAGTCATGTTGATTGCTATTAAGAAAGCACCAAGTGAGCTGACTAGGTTTGTCCTCGAGACCTATTACGGTTACCTCAGAGTTAGCATGGTGAACTTTGCCCTCCCGGACCCAGTTGAGGTTGTTATAAGGCCCAGAGAAGATGAACAGGTCCTTGTAATCACCAGATATGAGCCTCCTATATCCACTGGTTATGATGTCACTGATCCTGCAACGGGTTTCGCCTGGAGCAGCCCGGGGTTCGAGTACAATGACATGCACACCAGGAGCTCGCTCAAAGGTAGAGATGTCACGAAAGTTTCTAAGGGGATCTTCGACTTAACCAATCCCTCCTACCAGAGCCTTCCGATCGAGTCGAGAGCGATTCACATGGCCCGTGCTGTGACCGTGTGCCTAAATGCGAAGGGCCTTATTGGCGAAAAGCTCTGGGAGGCGGAGCTAGCTATGAACGGTCTATTTCCGGATGAGGACACTCTCTTATGCATAGTGAAGATCGGCCTGAGTGTCTCCACGAAAAGGATGACCAGAGCAACACAGCAAACCAGTCACTCTGTGGTGGCTTATCCTAACACTTCTGGATGTGTATCCCTCAGTGTGCCAGGAACTAGTGGTCAGTCAGGTGAATTGGACCAGATGACGAAAGTTACGGACCAAAGGAGGAAATCTATTAATATCAAATCTTATCATACTGTTATCAAGGCGTTAACTTATGTTGAAGCTTCTCTCTCTAATCGAATTGAGCTATCTATGGGATTCGGAATGAGGGAGGGGTCGCTCAGGGTACTCGAGGATGTAATATTCACTATAGACAATGAGGGGGCATTCAACGCGGCTGTAGAGAGGCTCAGAGACCTCATATGCGATTTCAAGGGAAACCCTTTCAAGGACTCAATGTCTTATGCGAGTTCTATGGGGGCAAGGGTCGGGGTTGTATACGATGCGAGAGATGAGGACTGGAACAGCGAAATCGAGGATGATATCAACTTCCCTTCCGAAAGCGGGCCTGACCTTCCCCTGTTGAACACAGTCCCTTTGCCTCCATTTGGACTCCCCTCGATAAGTAACAGGAGAGTCCCTGCGGATCCTGTGGCTGAACCCTTGACGCAGCGCCCGGAGAGAGACAAGGTTTCAGAATCTGTTTTAAAAAAGTACGAGAAGATACCACCCTAGGAAAGATGTTACGTGCGGATGAAGCTCGATCTCCTCTTCACCCTAACGACTCATCTTGTGAAGCCCCAGCCACGAGTGAGAGAGATCCTTCTGTCTTTGAATGATAATGTCGCGGCAGTGAGGAGAGAGAACGTTCTCCTCACAGATGCCGAGATATGTGCGCTAGAGAGCAGTGTTGGGAAGGTAATATCTATCGCAAATGATACGCTTAAGGCGAGGACGTCTTTAAAGGGTGTCTTCTTAGGACATCAAGACGGTCTCTTAAAATTATTATTTATCTCCCCCCCACCCAAAAAAAAA